AGCCGCCATGCTGGTGGCAAGATCATCCAGTCGGACTTCACGTCTCTGGAAATCTACGTGCAGGCGATCCTCACGCAGTGTCGCCAGTTGATCGACGACCTGAAGGCGGGCCTCGACATGCACGTTCTGCGTGCGGAGCAGGCATGGGGCGCGGCCGAAGGCAAGGACTACGCCTACATCCTGAAGGCAGCGAAGGACGAGTCCCACCCGGAGCACAGCAAGTGGAAGAAGATGCGCGGCAACGCGAAGGTCTTCTCCTTCCAGCGTGCGTACGGCGCAGGCGTTGCGAAGATCGCAGCGACCACGGGCATGACCGAGGAGGAAGTGGAGAAGCTGGTGCGTGCCGAGGCCGAGCGTTACCCGGAGCTGGGTGAGTACATCGACCACATGGTGGAGGTCATCAAGGCCAACCGTGTGACGACTGGCCGCTTCGTTCAGCACCCGGAAGTGCCGGGCCTGACCTGTCAGCTGGGCCGCTCGCACTTCACCACGCCGGATGGGAAGATGTACTCCTTCAGCGAGTCCCCGTCTCCCAAGTTCATCGCAACCAAGCCCGCATCCAAGGGCGGCGTGGCGCAGTCGTTCTCGCCTACGGAAATCAAGAACTACCCGGTGCAGGGCACTGGCGGCGAGTGGGCCAAGGCGAGCATGTACGTCTCGCTTCGTGCCTTCTACCGCAAGTACGTCACCGATCCGGGCCGCTGGTTGGGCCAGGCCCTGCTGGTGAATCAGGTCCACGACGCAGTTTACGTGGACAGCGCAGCACCCATCGCTACCGAAGCGGCGGCGCTCCTGCATGCGAGCATGCTCGAAGCCTCCGTCTACATGGAGTGGTGGTTTAAGTGGCCGCTACCTCTCGGCGTGCCATGCGAGACCAAGATGGGCGACAACATGATGGAGGAGCACAACCCTCCCGAGGAGTTCGCCGTCTTGTTCCCCGAGTACCGCATGCAAATCCGCAAGGAGTTCATCGGTAATCACAATCCGTCGTTTGAATAAGGAGAAACCAAAGCATGAGTCTCGACAAGCTGCTGAAGCAGGTGCAGGAAAAGGGCCAGGACCAGTCCGTGGCGTCCGCCGGTGGCGGCGACTACACTCCGCCCGAGGCCGGTCAGACCGGCGCCCGCATCGTCGCCTACTACGAGGTGGGCCAACACGAGAGTGAGTTCGAGGGCAAGAAGAAGACGAACAACGAAGTCATCATCGTGTTCGAGCTGATCGGCAAGAAGCACCCGCCGAAGGAACTGGATGGCGGCGTCAAGATTCCCGTCCGCCTGAGCCTGCGCCTCAACCTCTCGACCAACGAGAAGGCCGCGTACTTCAAGATGTTCTCTCGCCTGCGTACCGACGAGAAGCACTTCGTCCAGCTGCTGGGCAAGCCGGTGCTGCTGAACGTGGTCCACGTGGAGCGCGGCCCGGAAGGCAAGAAGAAGACGTACGCCAACATCGACAAGGAGTCCGTCCGCAAGCCGATCATCCAAGTCCCCGAGCTGGAGGACGGCGAGCCGACCGGCAACCTGCTGGAGCAGGTGTTCCCGGTGGGTCCGGCGCTGACCGAGCTGAAGGCGTTCGTGTGGGACTTCGCCGACGCCGAAATGTGGGACAGCATCTACATCGAAGGCGAGTACCCGGAGCGCAAGGACGAGAAGACCGGCAAGGTCATCGCCGAGGCGCGCAGCAAGAACACCATCCAGCTGGAAATCGCCAAGGCGCTGAACTTCAAGGGGCTGCCGTGCTACGACTACGCGGCCTCCAAGCTGGTCGGCGGCACCGTCACCAAGGAAGGCGTGGATGCGCTGGACGCGGCGGTCGGTGACGTGGACAATGCGGAGGGCGATGGCGACAAGCCGCCGTTCGACATGGACGACCCGATGGCGGGTGTGGCCTGATGGACCTGAGCGCTCTGATGGCTGCGGCTGCGGAGCGCTCCCCGATGCCCACCGTGGAAGTACGACAGCACAACCGCAACGTGATCGCTCACGTGGACGGGGACTACGCTGCGTACTTCTGCGCTGGTAGCGAGAACTGTTCTGCGGGGGATGCACGTCGAAACGTGCTCTCCCGAGTCTCGCATCTGAAGCATATCAGCGGAGCGGATCGTGTCGTCATGCACCTCACACATGGCGCGTCATCGAAGGGTGACAGGTTCCTCGCTGCTACGACTCAGCCGTATCAGGGGCAGCGCCAGTCAGGACGCAAGCCGAACAACTGGGCCTTCCTCCGCGAGTGGATGGAGACATACGATGGCCCCCACTTCACACCGAAAATCTGGACGACCCGCGAGGCGGACGACGGCATGGCCTTCGTCAGCACCGGAGCAGCCAAGCATGGCAACGTGCTGCATGTGATCCACACGGCCGACAAGGACATGCGAATGTTCTGCGGCACCCACATCACGTGGGAGGACTACCACATCGTGGACGTGCCGCTCGGTGCCTACGACATCGTGGGTCCGGGCGGCTTGCAGTATGGGCACAAGTGGTTCTGGATGCAGATGCTCATGGGCGACACGGCGGACTTCATCCCCGGCCTGCCGAGGGTGGGCAAGGCCACGGCGGAAGCGCTTCTGTCCGGCACCAAGAGCAACGCCGAGGCCGCGCCGCTGGTGTACGGTAAGTACGCCGAGGTGAAGGGCGACGGGTGGCAGCGGTACTTCGCCGAGCAGGCGGTGCTGCTGTGGATGCGGACGGACCGCGACGCCACGCTGCTGGACGTGCTCCAACTGGACGTGTTCGGCGACAAGCTGAAGCAGGCGTTCTACGACCTCGCCGAGGATGTCAACGAGAAGCGCGCTGCGCTGGAGGCACTGAAGCAATGAAGCGACTGACAGCAGCTCAGGTAAAGCTGGTGCGGGTCAAGCTCGCAGCAGAACAGGGCAACCGCTGCGCACTGTGCGGCGGGCAGCTCGGACTGAAGGCACCGCTCGACCCGGTGCTGGATCACGATCATCGTACTGGCGCAGTGCGGGGCGTACTCCATCGTGGGTGCAACTCGCTGCTGGGCAAGGTCGAGAACAATGGCCCACGTTATGGAGTGCGGGACATCCTCGCCTTCTGCGGAGGGCTTGCGAACTACCTGCGAAAGCACATGACCAACATCACGGGCTATCTGCACCCCACCCACAAGACCGAGGACGAGAAGCGTATCGCTCGCAATGCGAAAGCGCGTAAGGCCCGAGCAATGAAGAAGGAGAACCCGTGAAGAACTACACTGTGGTGGATACGTTTGATGGTATGGTCAGGGCATGCACGAAGGAGGAGGCTATCGACTTCTCTCACGCTGAAGAATACTTCGTCATCACTCCAGAGGGCAACTGGCTGATTCGTGGTGAAGAACAGGAGGTGGTGCGATGAACCTAACCACATTCCTGAAGCACGCCCCGAAGACCGGGCCGAAGATTCTGTGCCTCGACATCGAGACCTTCCCCATCGAGTTTTGGGGATGGCAGATGTTCAACAACAACTTCAGCCCGAAGCAGATCAAGCGCGACTGGTCCCTCATGTCGTTCGCTGCGGAGTGGCTGGACGACGATGATGCCACGATCTACGTGGACCAGCGCCGCGAGAAGGACGTGTTCAACGACCGCAAGCAGGCCAAGGTTCTCCACGCCCTGCTCAACGCGGCGGACTTCGTTCTCGCTCGCAACGGCAAGAAGTTCGACCTGCGCAAGGTGAAGGCTCGCCTCGCCATCCTCGGCTTCCCGCCGCTCTCCCCGGTCAGCGTGATCGACCCGATGCTGCTGAACCGCGACGAGTTCGCGTTCACCTCGCAGAAGCTGGAGTACACCACCGGCGTCATCGTTCCCGAGCTGCGCAAGTACGACCATGCGAACTTCCCCGGCTTCGACCTGTGGGTGGCCTGCATGCGGAACCTGCCCGGTGCGTGGGAGGAGTGCGAGGCGTACAACATCATCGACGTGAAGTCCATGAAGGCCGAGTACCGCAAGCTGCGCGGCTGGTACAGCAGGCACCCGAACATCGCGGTGTACTACAAGGCCGACGGCAGCGAGCACCGCTGCAACAAGTGCGGGCACAACGAGATGATCCCGCAGAAGTCACCGGCCCGCACTCAGGTCGGCACCTACCTGCTGCTGCAATGCACGCAGTGCGGCGGCCACAGCCGTGGACGGAAGCTGACCACCAACGTCGATCAGCGCCGCCACATCACCGTTCCCGCATAAGGAGCAACCATGAAGATCACCGACATCCACAGCGGCATGCTCGTCCAGTACGTCGGCAACGCTCCCGGCCTCGTCGGGTTGCGGGGCAAGGTAAGCCGGGTATTCTTCCGTGATGTCGAGGTCTTCTTCGACGGGCGGATCAAGCCCAGCTATGTCCGCCCGCAATTCCTCCGCCACCGCATGATGATTGGCGGCATTACAACTACCCGTCGAGAGGTACTGATGAACTACGGAAACGAAGACGAACGCACTCCGCCGACCAGCGAACGCGGAGCGGGCCTGAAGTTCGACGGCGGCAAGGAGCAGCCCCGGCTGCTGCACCAAGGCATGCCGCTCGCACTGGCCGAGGTTGTCCGCACCCTCACCTTCGGCGCTCGCAAGTACGCCGCCCACTCG